TCCATTTCCCACGTTGGATCGTCACCGGGGTTCTGCACCGGGCATCAACTCCTCCCAGTAGGGATGGATGTGCCCACACGACGGATCCAAATAGTACGTCTGATCCACCATCCGTGCCGTACGCTTGTTCTTGCACACGTTCAGGTTGATACTGTTCTCGTGGTACTTCTTCTCCCAATCAGACAGGGTTTGCCGGTCCTTCTTCCGGTACACCTCTATGACAAAGATTGCTTCCTGCTCACCACCGTACCGGCCAGCATAGATACCGGCAGAGTACCCGGGTTGTGCCGCACCGCGCCCGGCCTGATGCACCAGCCCGATGGGGACACGCTGGGTCTTTGCCCAACGCTTAACGGCCTGAGCCTTGGAGGTCACTCCCGTGGCGTCGGACTCCCCACCGGGCAGCAGTTCCAGATAGTCGATCATGCAGAACGACGGGTTGCATCCCCACCATTCACGCACCTCGTCCATTGTTTCAGTCATCATGTCCAACGTGAGAGACTCATCCACGATGGCTATACGCGACATCTCATTCTTGGCTGAGTCACGCATCGCTTTCAGCGTCGCCTCATCCCCCGCTTTAATAGATTCCTCTACATCAGTGGAGGAACGCCCTTGTAGTAGGCAGAAGATTTTCATTGCCACGAGTTCCCGTGGTTCATCCATTGAGAAGATGACAACGTGGGCGTCGGCATGGTTGACGAGGTTCCAGATGATGCCGTTCAGCAGGACTTGCGATTTGCCGGTGTGGGATTTGCCAACAACCATTAGCACTTCGCCGCGTCCAACACCACGGGTGGCGAGATCCAACTCAGGTAACCCTAGGTACCAGCGTTCTGTCGGGTTCGATATGAAACCAATCAGGTTGTCTACGACAGTGGAGGTGGTAACAAATTTGGTGGGTTGGACTGGCCCCGGTGACGGTGCATCGGGTTCGTCGGGTTCGACGGTGGGGGGTGCCCCCTCACCTGACCGGGTTTTAGCGTCGGTCAGGCGGGAGGCTACATCTTGTGGTGAACGAAGTTCAACCATGACTGCCTACATTCGTGCGCGGATTTGCTTCCCGACCTTGCCTAGATCATCGGCGTCTTTCTGCGTGAATGGGCACACGAACCCGGCGGGGACAAGGTTGTCGCCCTGTGGGGATGTCAACCAGAGAGCGGACTTGTCGTCCTTCTTGTGCTTGTAGTCGGGGCCGGTAAGTTTCGGGAAGGTGCCATCCAACTTCTTAACCCAGTTCGCATCCCACCAGTCGGTCGGGTTGTGCATCAGGTCGGTCCACAGGTCGGCCTTTGGTCCGACCATTGCACCGGCAGCACGGGCGGGAGCAGGCGCCGGGGCTGGTGTAGCCACGGGATTTGGCGTGTCAACCCGGGGAACACTTTTTTGAAGCATCCGTATCCCCTGCTCAGTTGTTTCGTAGGCGAGGCCGAGTGCTTCATAGTTTGCTATGTCACATGTCGCACCCCATTCGGCTATCTCTATACCGAGTTCCTCTTTGGTTAGTGTGGGGTCCACGGTGATGGTTACAGAACAGGATGCTTCGGACGGCTCGTAACTGCCTGTCTGGATAACCTGCCTGCGAAACACCGTGAAGGAGTTTGTTGGTTCTGTCATTGCGCTACCTTTCATAGTTGATTCCAAGGATCGGGGCCGGAATGCTGCCCCCTGCATGTGGACCATGCACCGCACCATTTGGGTGAGCAATGCCAGCCTGTCATGTTCAACGGCCACACCGGTAGGTCTGCCGCGATTAGTGTAGCAGCAGAGCGGGCTAGCGCAACCAGACTTGCCCACTCCGCTGCTCCGACTTCAGTAATGGTGCGATGCACCTTGCCTTGTACGAGGTGTACGAATTCGAACGGGTAACTATCCCAGTTTCCGCCTTCAAGTTGCTTGTGGGCGTACGTGTATGCGGCGGCCTGCACCGACCATCGTTTCTTCTCCCACTCTGCGGAAGGTTTCCGACCGGGGTTCTTCCAGTCAACGATGGGGAGCGGGGTGCGTTGCACCAGATCCATGGTGCCCTGCAACCAGATTTCCGGGGTCTGATCGGTGACCAGTGGAATCTCAAACCGGTGTTCCACGGAGACGGGTTGAAGATCGGAGCGCACCTCGTCCCACCAGACGGCGGAGTTCAGGTCAATGATTTCCACGCACTTGTCTACAGTGTGGTTCCAGCGGGAAATGTCGTCACGGTTTTCTTCCCAGTTGACCATTGAGGCAGCGATGGTTGCGTCCCGGGATAGGGCCTTGCCGTCGTTGACGACATGCAGCAAGCATTGCTCAATGCCGTAGTGGACTGCGGTACCGATGGCGGTAGAAGTGGAGGAAGTATTTTCTGACAGTCCGAGCATCCCCTGCCGGGCACGTTCCGGGCACATTGCCAAATCCCCCAACCATGATTGCCGCAAAACTATTTTGTCTGCGGTAACCGGAATAGATGGCTTAGATTTGAGTGTGACTGCGGTGGGTGCTTTCATGGGATGTAACAGTACCTCGGGGGTGTGACAGTCGGGTGGATGCCACTAGGCTAGGCTAGTTCTAGGGGGATACATCCCCCACCAGCACCTAGTAACTAGGCTATGTCTGTGTCCTCGTCTACTAGTTTCAGATCGGGTGGCGCGCTAAGCGCGGCTCTTGCCGCCGTGTACTCGTCGGGAATTAAATTCCCTATTGCGGTCATAAATTCTGACGCCAATTCGGACAAATCATGCCCAAAATCTCCGATAGCAAGCAATGATTCTTGCAAAGTTACGTAAGTAATGTTGAGTGCTTCACCTAGATGTTGCTCCCCGTCAAAGATCACCTTTTCCAGATTCTTTAACCGGGTTTCCACGTCTATTTCTTTATTGTCTGTCACGGTTTCTCCTTTGGGTGAGGGGGGTGACGATGCGATAGAAAGGAAGTAAATACCGCACCGCCACCCGCCCGGACAGGCGAGAGGGGGTTGCCTGTCCGTGCGTCACAGTAACGGCAGGTGCGGGCGGCGTCAAGGACCCTACTCATCTTTCGATTCCCAGTCCTCGCGCAGCGCGTTCAGTGTCCTTTCAGCATCCACCCGGTGGAAGAATATTTCACGGATCGCACCGTCTTGTATCAGCAGCCACCGTTTCACGTAATGCCCGGCGCCGAGCGGGATGCTTTGCTTCTCCACAGTCAAATCGGTTTTCATCAGCCTGACCCCTCAGCGGCCAGCAACGCTTCCTTCGATACGGGTTTCCCATCCCGGTAGATGGGATAAGGGAGAGGCTTGAACTCGCCCGCGCATTGCCGCCCAAGGTAGTAGCGGCGCAACCGTATGTCGCCCACCATTCTCGTGGTGTAATCATCTGGTTCGTCATCGTTCGTTACTGTCAGCGTCAACCCGCCATCAGTGACAAACAGCGCGACCGTCCAGTCATCTAAACGCACCCTGTACGGGGTCATCGTTTCCCTTTCGTTCGTGTTGGTGCCGGGGTGGGGCAACCCCCGTGCGGGGTCACCCCACTTCCGGGTATCCAATCAGATGGCCTGTAGGGCGGTGGGGCGCTTGAATTCTCCACCGTTAGATGCCTGCAACGCTATGCGGTTGAGTCCGTCACCGTAAGCGCCACGTTCCTGCAACGTGAGGGTGTGAACACGGACCTTCTCGTCACTGTTCCACCGTTTCGCTGCCTGATAAATGGATGACCTCAGGGATGCCGGATCACCAGTGAAATGGGTACCGGAAACCAGCACCCGCATTTCACCATCGAACCATGCGTCCCACGGGTAACGGCTACTCCGCCCCGTAGACGGCCATTCTTTCAGCACTTCTGTTTCAGCATTCATCCTTTGTTTCCTTTTCTAAGATACCCCGCATGGGGGTTACTGTCGGGATTGTTCCCGCAGATTTGTTTACCACAGTTCACTGGCGGATCGTTCCTCAATGGTTACACCAGTGGTGGCGTTATCGACCCGCACCCAGCCTTCCATCTCGTATTCGGCTGGTTCAGATGTTGTCGCACGGTACGTGCAGGCAGTGTTCAAGTCGCAAGTATACATGTAGTTTTCCCACGGATGGAAACTAGAAGCAATGTGCCACAACTCGCCGTCACTGTCTAGTTCAACACATGACACATCCGTCCGGTACCCGCTTTCACTATTCAACTTGGTTGCCAACGCATCCCACAAGGCGTGAGGTGCTTCCGTTTCTTTCACTTTCGATTCCTTC